CTGGCTGGCGCCTGCCTGGGCCTGGCCGAACGGCAGGCTGGTCAGGACGTACCCGCTGGCAATTTCGTCATTGGCAAGATTAGGCATAAGATACTCTCCATCAGGGGGCGGGATGGCCCGTCCCCTGTCAGTTCATCAGGATTGTGTTAGGCTGACGCTTACACCAGAATATTGTAGCCGACCGCCGCTGCCTGCGTGTCGAAGGACACCAGGGCGAAGCGCACCGTGGCCCACAACTGGTAGGTGTCGCTGAAGTAACCCAGCGGCACCACGTCGATCTGGATGTTGCGGCGATAGCCCAGGAACCAGCGTGTCTTGTGGTGTAGCGTGACCGTGCCGAGCGTGTTGTTGCTCCCGGTGTTGCTGATGTTGCCGTCGGACTTCGCCAGGCCGATTTCGGCGCTGACAAAGACCGGGACCCCGTCGATGACGCCGACCATCTTGGGCGCGTCCGCCACCGTGTCAGGCGAGCCGCCGGGCAGCAGGCCGGTCACGTTCGAGCCGGGAACGCCGAGGTTCTGCCAGGTCTCGAATTCGGGCATGTTCAGCGCCTTCATGTACGTCTCGTAGCCCATGACGTACACCAGGTTCGCCAGATCAACGGCGTAGTGCTTGGACAGCAGCTTGCGCATCGCGCGGAAGCCGGGCAGGGTCGGCGCGCCGCCGCCGAAGTTGTAGCCCTGGGCCGTGTTGGTGATCAGCGCGTACTTGCGGAAGCCGTCCATCGCCAGGTAGGACGCCGTGGCTGCCGGGGTCCCGTCGATGAGGTTGATGTTCGTCGACGCGCTCGTCACCGTGTCGCCGTTGACAATCGTGTTGTCGATGGCGTTCTGGAGCGCACGCTGCGCCTGGAAGCGGTAGTATGTGATCACGGGGATCAGCACGCTGTCTTCCAGCATTTCTGACGACCAGCCGACGCGCAGGCCGAGCTTCTTGGCAGTCAGCGATGGCGACCCGGAGCCGATCTTGGACAGCGGCATGGTGTTGGCGGAACCCAGGACGAGCTGCGTCTGATCGGTGCCTTCCGGAATGTAGGAAACGGTTGGGTCTGTCGATTCAATCGGCAGCTTGAACGGGTTGGTCGGCATCTCAATCGTCTGGATCGTGGCCCCATAGGGGTTGCTGATACGGACGCGCCGCCAGAGCTGGTTGTTCCACACCGTCGGGATCCATTCCAGACCGTAGGACGTCTGGGCGGTGTTGTCCAGTTCGTTGGCCTTGATCGCCGCTTCGACCACCGATTTGTCGTAGTCGTTGGCGAACACGTCGTCCATCGACTTGTACGGCAGCAGGCCGGCAGTGCTGGCAGGCAGGGCCTTGGTGCTGATTTCGCGCAGGGCCTTGGCGCTGATCTCGCGCTCCAGCTTGCGATCCGAGTCGCCGCGCATCCCTTCGACGAACCGGGTGGCGTACACTTCCAGCGGCGTCTGCTCACCCGCGCGCTTGTTGCGCCCGGCGCGGGCATAGGCCGTGATCATGTCCACCATGTAGCTCATGTCTTCGGCGGACAGGTCGGCATACTTGACGTTGTCGATCACCTGCGCCTTGACCGGCTTGTCGTCGATGGTGGCGGTGGTCTGCGGGATTGGGAGCGGCTTGCCGCCGTTGGTCTTGGCAACCATCTGGGTCGCCAGCTTCTCGGCTTCGGCCTTCACCTTCGCGTCGAAATCCTGCTGCGCTTTGACCGCGGCAGATTCGGTGTCCTTCTGCTTCTGAATACTTGCCGCGATCATCGCGTCAAGCTGTTCCTGCGTGATTTCCATCTGGATACCCTCGTGTTTGATTTGAATAGTCGTATCCGCTGCCTTGACGGCTGGCACACTGACGCCGCTGCCGCTGTCCTGGCGGCCTTCGTCGGCGTCCACCGGTGCATCACCCAGCAGCGGCGGAAGAGTCAGGTTAAGCGCCTTATAGGCTTGAATGATCGGGCGGGCTTCCCACAGCGCTTTGGTGGGGACAGCGGCAATGTCCGTGCCGCGCGGTTCCATCGGGGTCGGGGTGGCGCTGCCCTCGACGATAGGCCACTGGAGAATCCGCCCATCCCGTGCCTTTTTAACCAAATGGCTGATGCTGCCCGACGACCAGCCGAGCGCGCCCTTCAGCACCAGGTCCTTGACCTTTGCCGTGTAGCGGTTGCGCTTGTCGAGCTGGGCTTCCGCCCACACGCCCACATCGTCGGCTTCGACCTTGTCGATAACGCCAACAGCAGCCACTTTGACCGAGTTGTCCAGGCCGTGGTGGTAGAGCATGGGACGCTGGCCGACCGGCCAGTCCAGGCAGAAGTTGGTTTCCGGCGTGAAATATTCGCCCTTGCTGCCGTCCGGGTTCGGGACGGGCGTCAGATCGCGGCGCTGCGCATCGCCAAACAGCACCAGATACCCACCGACGCGATCCCCGCTGTCGTCCAGCGCCTTGATCGCGGTGGTCGGCCCACCAACTTCGATGAGCGTCGTCAATCCCTTCGCGGATTCGGGTTCGGATGTGCCGGGCAGCATGTACTCGCGCAGCGCTTCGAGCGGGCGCATACAGGTATCGCCGCGCGGCTGCATGTTGGTATCGAGGAACTCAACGGTTGCCTCGCCGCCTGCAATCGCCCGGATAATGCCCAGGAAGCCGCTGCCGGAGGTGCGCCCCAGCGACGCCGCGCCACCAATCGTCATCGGCTCCCAACCGTCGAAGGCAACCAGGTCGCCGATCTTGAACGGATCGCCGTCCTCGCTGATCGGGATCAGGATGGCCTTGGCGGTCACGTCGTCCTGTGACCGGGTGTAGGTGCTGCCGTCCGCGTCTTCGATGGTGAGTGTGCCGTCGTCGGCAACCGCTGTGATCGTCCCCTGCACCTCGTCGCCGTCGTCGTTGGTAAACGTTACCTTGTCGCCTTCATTCATGGCTAAAGCCCCTTCTTGACTATGTCGCTGACCAGCTTGTTGTCGCGGCCATCGCACACGACGCAGATGTTGTGACCGTCCTTGAGCGTGTGCCAGCGCATATCGACGCTGACCAGCTTGTCGGCCTTGTCGTACTGGAACTCGTCGGTGACGAAGCACACGCAGCCCGGATGCGCCGGGAGAATGCTGCGCAGTTGTTCGGCGCTGATCACGCTGCTCAGGCCAACCGAACGGCCTACCGCCGTCGCGCCGATCAGGGAGGCGAGGGCATACGCGCCGGTCACCTCGGTATCGGCGATGATGTCGGCCCGGCCTGCCCCGAACAGCGGCGATTCCTGCACCGCGCTGATCAGGTCGCCCAGGAGCGGCGTGGCCTTCGCGGCGTTCGACCAGCGGGCCAGCAGCGCGTTCAGCCCGTCCCGCGTCGTCTGCACCAGCCCGCGCACGGTGGTCGTCGTCCACTCGCTGGCTTGCTCGGCCACGTCGGGCGCGAGGATCGCCGGGTCGTAGCCGATGCCCGTCCGCATGGCGGTCACGTCGGCATAATCGACGGCTGCCGCGTGCAGGATGTCATAATACGGGCCGTACAGGGCGCTGGTCAGGTTCGCCAGGGCGCTCTGCCACCACTTGCCGTTGAAATAGGCGGCGTAATCGCCGTCCTTGCCCACGTGCCGGATACCCGCCACGACATCGCTTTGCAGCTTCGTCAGCGCCGCCAGCGTGGCCTTCTTGAGCGCCTTTGCCGCCTTCTCTTTCTCTTTGGCGTAGGGGTCAGCCACTCCGCTGACGCTCACCCGCTTGTCGGCTGGCATGATCTTGGCGGACAGTACCGCCAGGTCATCGGGATCGTCGGCAATGTCAATGAAGGCGTGATAGGCCAGCGCGACCGGTTCCGGCGTCGCCAGGAAGTCGAAGTCCTCGATCTCTGCTGCCTTCGCCGTGCCAAGGCGCTTGGCCGCGAACCGGGCGAACTGATCCAGTTCCGACTGCATGGCGCGGGTCACGGTGATGCGCGGCACAAGCGCCAGCGTGTCAATCATCTTCACCGGTGGCTTGTCAATCGGCTGGTCGGGCGTAGCGAGTTCCTGCGGCTTGATCACCCCGTTGGCGCTGCCGACAGGCTTGCCCGTCGCCATGACCGCCCCGGCCCCGGACGCCGGAATATGGCCCCACCACAGTGGTGGGGCCTGGTAATAACGCTCCCGTACCTCGTTGATGGTCAGGAACGGCGCGGCAGTCTGAATCTCGGCGCGCTGCATCGCCGTGTCCTTCACCCGGAAGTCTTTCGGGCGGACGATGAGATCAGGCTCGAAATAGCGGGCCAGCCGGGTCAGCGTCGCGCCGATAGCGACGGCGATGGGCCACAGCGTCTTGTCGGCAAAGGTGCGTTCGGCAGCAAGGGCGTTGGCCTCCGTGGCGTTTTTGTCCAAAAGGCCGGGCGGCACGCCGAACACCTGGTAGATCGTCTCTTTGGCGAACTGCCGGGACTGGATGAAGTCCATCTCCTGATGGTTCAGCCCGGTCGTCTGGAACTCGATCTCCGCGCCGCGCAGGAAGGCTGTCTTGCGCCCCAGGCCGCCATACTGGGCCTGCCACTCGCGCTTGAGCGCGTCATAGGTCGTGTTGTCGATCAGGGACTTGATGTTGACCACACCCGCCGGGATCGCCATGTCGCGCGCAAAGAACTGGCGGTTCCACTGGGCCATCGCCAGATCGGACTGTGCCTCGACGGCAGCGGCCTGAAGCGGCGACAGCCCGTAATAATCGGACATGGGATGCCAGCGCTTGAAGTGAATGATCTCCTCGGCATCGAGCGGCACTTCCTGGCCGGACACGGTGTACACATACCCGGCGACCATGTCCTTGCTGTTCGAACCCGGCACAATGCGCAGCCGATCCGGGCGCAGCGGAATGATCTCAAGCGGGGTTTGCCCGGCGCGGTCGACGAACCAGTAGGCATTGCCGACCAGCTCGCGGAAGCCGAACAGCGCCTCCATCAGCTCGTAGCGGCTCTGGTAGGTGTTCGGCGCGTTCAGCAGGTCGAGGAATGGATGGCCCTTGGCCTGCTCCTCGTGATCGCCGGTGCGGCGGAACACCTCGAATTCGACCTGCGCGCCCTCACGGGCAATGAAGCCGACGGCGATGTACACCCAGGGCGAGGCCGCCATGAGCCGCGCCTGATGCTCGAAGATGCTGAGATCGGGGTATGAAACCTGGGCAGCCTGGGTGATGCTGTCCAGCAGTTCGGCGCGATGGGGACTGCCCCCCGCACGCGCAGCGGCCTTGATGGCCCAGGTTCCCAGCGCAATCAGCGCCCGATCTCGCAGGGTCGGCATGGCTACTGCTTCTTGCCCTTCCGGGTCGCGGCCTGAACGATTTCGGGGCCGTCATCGCCGACTATGGGCTGATCGGTCACGGCGATCTCGCCACCCGCACTGGCGGGCTGGTCGGTCTGCACCGACTCCGCATCGGCGGGCGCATCGACGGCGGTGGGCTCCGGCACGGTTGCCGGAGTGACGGCTGCTTCCAGCGTGTCAATGTAATCCCGCACCGCGTCCAGCCGCCGCGTGAAGCGCAGATCGGTGTCGTGGTACGAATACAGTTCGGCCAATGCCTGGCGAGCCTGCTGCTTTACCTCATCCATGAGTCGTCTTCCCTTTCGTCGTTCAAAAATCGGGCGAATGTTTCCTGTTCGATCCGACGCAGATCCGCCTCGCTGTCGAAGTCAGGAGCCGGGGGCCGGTCGCTGACCGTCGACAGCAGCGGTACGCTACCGTAGACCGCGCCATACCAGGCCAGTACCACCGCGTCGCCTTTGTCCGGCGAACGCCCGATACGATCCTTGATGTCGGCTTTGGGTTCGATTTGAATCCGCCCGGCAACCACCTTGAACTTCGGCGCGCACAGGTCGGCCATCATCTCCCGATCCGGCGGCAGACAGATGTTCTCACCGCTGGCCGGGTCGAGCGCCTCACGCAGCCGCCAGTAGGCTTCGGCGCGAATGTTGGCGAAGCGGAAGCGGCGACTCTTGTCCGTCGCCTCGCTGCCTGCCCCGAAGTTGACGGCGAAGGCGTGCAGTCCCCACTGCTGCATCGCCTCGAAGGCCGCCGCGCCGTAGCCAATCGCGTCGACGTAGATCGGGATGCCCGGCCCGGCAAGCTGCTGGGCGCGCGCCGCGACATCTTCACCGCGCGGAGTGGCTGTACCAGGATAGACCGTGAGTTCGTCGAACCACGTGCCGTAAATCGGTGCGAACACTGTGTTATCGGCCCCGCCATGCGCCACGTCGTTGCCCACGCTGCGCAGTACCACACCCGGCTTCGGCGTCTCGACCCAGCGCTGCTGCGCCAATAGCACCCACTCCGTTGGGATGGTCTGCCAGGGATCGGCAGGCCGGGCAACCTTTAACCCCTTCATAATGGAGCGGATCGGCTCCGGCAGCGTGTCAATCGTGGCCGCGTAGCCGGTGGCTTCCAGGATCGGGTTGTCCTTGAGCGTGGCGTGGAAGAACGTCCGCGAGCGCGCCAGGGCCGGTTTGCCCTGGTGGATCAGGGCGCGCACCGGGATGATGTACCCGTTCTTGCCGGGAATAGGATCGCCGCTCGCCACCGGCTGCTCGTCGCCGTCGCCGAAGGCATACCAGACCAGATCGGCCTCGTTGACTTCCTGCTCGCGTTCGTCGATCATGGCATACCAGCGCAGCTCGCCGTCCTGGGCCGGGTGCGGATGCCTCTCGTCGAACCAGGGCGCGAAATAGCGCGTGACCCACTCGCCCGTCTCGTCGAGCGGCGGGTTAAAGGTGACGACGACCCGGCAGCGCTGCGGCTGCTTGGTCACCGGATCGACGTAGGTCGAGCGGTTCCAGCCGATGACGAAGCGGAACTGGGACTCGGTGAACTCGGTCAGCTCATCGAACCCGTATAGATCATGGGGGCGGCCCTGGAAGTTCGTCTTGTCCTTCTCGTACTGCATGGACGCGAATTCGATCATCCGTCCGGACGCCAGCCGCCAGATGTGCAGACTCTCGTTGTAGCTGTCCTGGCTGTGATTGATCCCTATCGCGTTGTAAATTTCGCGGCTGCGCTCGATGATGCCGCGCACCGACGGGAAGACGCGCCGGTAGACAATCGACTGGCGGTGCTGTGTCCCGGCCAGGCCGAGGAGCAGATCAGTTTTGCCGCCACCTGGATGGCCTCCGTACCCGGTGATATCTGCCGCGCTGAAATACGCCGCCGTCTGCGGGCCAGCCTGCGGCGACCAGATGGTGCTTTGACCACTGGCGGCAGCGCGGGTCTTGGCCCGTTGCAGCGCTTCAGCGAAGAGCGCGCTTTGCGCCCTGGGCGATATGCCGGGTAAATTCATCGGTCAGCGTCTCCATGACTTCATCCGGGTTCAGGCCGGCCTGCTCCATCTCCTTGCGCCAGTCAACCTCCAGCGCGCGGTCAAAGAGTTTGTGATACTTGCCGAGAGCGTTGAGCGCGGCCTGGGCGTCATACAGCTTGATGTTGGTGCGCCGGGTCGTGACCGTCATCGGGCCGATGCGCCGCTCTTCTTCCTCGACGGTCAATTCTTTGATCAGGTGCAGCTTTCCGGCCTGGACAGCTTTGGTCAGGTCGATCCTGAATTTGGTGGATTTGCCGTCGGCGCCGTCTTCCAGCACCAGAAAGTCAGCAAGCGAGCCGCGCGCATGATCGGTATAGCGGGCCAGCACCTCGTTGGCGCTCATGGACATCTCGCTGAGCCGCTTATCAATCTCGGCGCGAATCTTAGGATGTCGCAAGTTTTCCGAGCCGATAGACGCCAGCACGTTGTCGTCGGTGCTGCGGTAGCCTGCCCGTCGCGCTGCTTCCGTCGCGTTCAGGCCGCACAGGAAGTAGTGGTCGATGAAGGCGCGCTGCTTATCGGTCAGGTGCTTCGCCATCAGTCTGCCCCGCCTCCACTGCGCCGCTCCAGAATCCTGCCGACGAGCATTCCCAGGGGAAGGCTAACGATCAGCCAGATGATCAAGCCGACGGCGATCTTCATCGCTGGCCCTCGATCACGCAGATCGCGAACAGGCCGAGCAACACCCCAATCATCGCAAAGAAGCTGAAGGCGGCGATCACTGGACTGCTCCCGCCGGTGAACCGGCTGATCGTTCGTTCAGCGGGATACTCTCCGGTTTGACCGCACCGGGTACAGGCTTCTCCGCCTGCTCAATCGACGCCGCCAGATCGGCGCGCATCTGGCTGTCGGCCTGGATGCTGGACGCCGCTTTCACAATATCGACCAGGGCCGAGCGGGCCGCCTGACCCATCGCAGCCCCACGCTGATCCGCCAACTGGCGCTTGAGGTCGGCAACCTCCGCCATCAGCGCTTCTACCTGTTGTTGCAGCGTCACGGTCTTGGCCCGTTCCGCATTCAGTTCGGCTCGCACTTGCTCGTTTTCCTGCCGTTGGCTGTCTAGATCACGCCGGGCGTTATCAAGCGACTGCTGAGCTTTGAGAACATCCTCACGAGCTTGCGTGAGGTCTTGCTGCAACTGCTCAATATGTTTATCCCGTTCGACGTTCGCCGCTGTGCGGGCTTCCTGCGCGCCCCGCAGGTCTCGGACTTCGACTTCCAGTTCCAGCACCCGCTGCGCCAGCACGCCTTCGCGCTTAACGCCTGCGGCGCGTTCCTGGAACTGATCGTTGATGAATTCCTTCAGGTCGTTGGTGGTCTGTTCGCTGATGCGGAGGGACTGCTGCGTGCGCTTCAGTTCTTCGAGGGTGCGCTCGTACAGCTCTTTCATCTGTTCGCGGTAGAAGTTGCCCGCCTGGACATATTCGGCCATCTGCTCCTCGACACGGCTAAGGGGCGCGGAGACGGCACTATGTATCTGCTGCGGGACTTGAACTTTTACCTGGGCGACTTCGGTACGCGCGGCTTTCATGCCACTGCGCAGCGACATAAGGAAGCGGCCTAACAGCAGGCCCGTAAACCCAACAATGACCAGGATGACGCCACCCCAGTCGTTGATGAATTGCACAAGATGCTGTGTCCGTTCGTACGATGGATTCAACCGCCCTACCTGTTATACAAACCTTCGATCAGTACATTGATAGAGTAACCGGGCGAGCGGGCTACCGCTCAGGTGTTCGGATTTGGCGCTGCCAGACAGCAGCGGGACATATGATCCGATAATCTGTGTTATCTCTACCAACACCAAAAGCCGATTAACACCGGCCTTTCATGCCGCCGATCCGTCGTTCAGGCGGTCAGCAATCGGTTTCTTCGACAGGTTTTATAAACGGACGAATGACCAGCCGGAGCGAC